AATGTCTTCCATGGCTCAGAGCCTTTACTTTAGCACCTAATATGCCATTTAAAAAAACCCTTTAAATAAGCAAATTATATCAAAAGCACATGAATGATTTTGTACACAATGACAAAAAAACCCCTCGCCTCAAAAAAGCAAGGGGTCTGTAGTAGGTTTGTGGTTTAGATTACTTAACTTCGAGAGTAACTCCCTTAGTGACTTTAAGTGCCACATTGGTAATCCAAGCATAAACTGCTCCGCCGATCCAGCCACCAATACCCAAGCCAACTACTTTGCCTAGGTCAGCTGTCGCTGCGTTGCTTACGCTTTTAATTGCTGCGTCTACGTCACCGAGGTTCCCGGCTGCGACTACAGCCAGTACTGGAAGCACGATTCCGCTAACGACACCCGTAACTGCCCCCAACAAACCCAGAAAGTTTGCGAAAGGAAGTACGCCGATCTTATTGATTGTCAATTTCTTCATATTATTGCGCAAATCCACCCACTACAACAAATAGCAGGTGTCTCTCGTTATACACTTAATTTAAGATTTATCCCAATAAAAAAACCCCCGCTCGTTAGAGCGAGGGTCGGGGTTCGTAGCGTTTCTCCTTGGCGTCAGTATTAAAATTTATACCTAAGCCCCACGAGCCAAGACCAGTCTCCATTTGCCTCATATGAAGCAAAGTTGAAGCTATCTGCGTCAAAGTCGTTATCCACCCAGTTGACAGTACCGAAAGGTGTCAGACCTCCGAGAAGATCTGTTTCGTATGTCAAAGTTGCGGAAGCAACAATAGACTCGTAGTCGTCGAACTGATTCCAAGAGATAGTTGGTGCTATACCAAGGCCCCAAAGGCTCAATTCGGTCTCAGCGCCAATAGCGTAACCTTTTTGCCCAAGTTCGAAATCATTTACGAGCTTGACATAAGGGCTCAATACCGGGTTAACCAATCCAACCTTAGCTGCGATCTCTGTGCTATCAGGAATATTAGATACACCACTTTGATGTCTCCAAAGTTCCGCACCGACTCTCAAACCAAAGTTTTCGAAACCCAATGTTTTTCCTACGCCTAGATTCCAGTGAGACTCTGAATTATCCTCTTCCGGCATCGCCAATAAAGCACCACCCGTTAGATCTAGTCCCAATGGCAAAGCGTTAGGCTTTACAAATGTTCCACCAACAAATGGAGCTTCTGAAACCCTAGGTACACCGTTAATGTAAAGGGTATCTACGTAACCAGCCTCAAGCGTCAAAGTATTACTTGGGGCTGTGTCTTCTGCATATGTGCTATGCAGACCAATCGTGAGCATTAATGCTGCTGCTAGTTTCTTCATAATTTAAAATAAGGTTTGCTCTACTTAGAGCCAGTTTTAGTATTGTACATCTACCTTACACTTTTTTCAAGTTTTTTTTTGTAAAAATTTTGAGTGCGCTAAGAGCGCGTAAAGCGTCTTTTCCTAGAACAAATTAATAAAAATAAATTAATATAAATTAAAAAATTTAAATATAAAAATTACTAATTAGACAGCCAATCTAATACATGAATAGTAGGTCTCCAATCAAGATTTTTTTTAATTTTTGATATATTTCCGCGAACAGAAAAAGCTTCTGCTTTTTTGGGGAGACGATTAATTTTTCCGCCTGTACCACAAATAGCTAAAGCTATGTCGTTAATAGAGGTGCATTCACCGTAAGCGACGTTAAAAACATCGCCATTATGTTCGGAATTGTACTCTCCTGCTAAAATAGTTGCATTTATAACGTCATCAACATGTACGAAATCCCTTTCGTTCTCCCCTGAACCAAAAATTGTCAAAAATTTGTTATTTCTATGTTGGTTCTTAAGGATCGGCACGACTCCTTCTTCGGTTCCGGGGCCAAAAATGTTAAAATACCTTAAACAGGCAGTATCTAAGCCATAGTATTTAGAATATAGTTTGCAATATTTTTCTACTGTTAATTTTTGAAGTCCATAAGGACTCAAAGGCTCCGTTGGAGAAGTCTCTTCGTAAGAATCCAACTCGCTATCGCCATACACAGCTGAACTAGAAGCAAAGACGAAACGCTTAACTCCAGCCTCTCTGCAAAGTTCTAACAAATTGAGGGAGCCGACAACATTTGTGTTATGATAGGCAATAACACGATCATGTGAAGCCTGCAAATCCTTTTTCGCGGCTAGGTGATAAACTATATCAACTCCTTCAATAATACTTCTTAATTTTGTTAAATGTCCATAATTACAAATATCTAAGCAAAGATATTCTTGTTCAAGAAATTTCTTCTCATCAATTGTGTTATCTATGCTAATTACATCATGCCCCGCGTCATTTAGTTTTTTAACTAAGTGCGTTCCTATAAACCCAGCGCCGCCTGTAACTAATACTCTCATTTTAAAAAATACCAAGTCGAAAAGAAAGATTCTGTTGTTGTTTTAAGACCGTAACCGTGTTCTTCGACAAATTCATCAACAGCGGGGTTAACCCCAAATACTCCAACATATGCACCACGGAAATAAATATATTTGTCTTTTCCATTAGGGTGAAAGTGTGGGTCAAGGAACCAATCTTTCAGAGATCTAAGGTAGTCGTGCCCAGCTATCAGCCCTCCTTTTTTTACTTTAGGAAACCATAGCTGTATATCTTTCTTAGCTCCTTCATAAGAGTGGTCTCCATCTATATATATAAAATCTAGAGAATTATCTTCAAAAAGATCTACTGCTTGATGAGAAAGCGCTCGTATCATGATAGCTCTATCCTCTACCCCTTTTAAAACCTCTGTAGCTTTCAACATAACTTTGGGTGTTACTACGTCGTTGGTTGAACCTTCGACATCTGAGCCTTTCTCCGGTTCTCTCCAAGGGTCCACCAAGTAAAGGGTTCCCTCCCAGTTATCGAGAATATGTCTTGCGTATCTTCCAGCATACGAGCCTATCTCTACGCCTTTACCTGTTAAGCCGAGTGCATTCAACAAATCACATATTTCTTTTCTGTCTTTCATTATTTGTAAATATAATAATCTTCAAGCACTACTGCATCTAGTTGTGTTGAATCAAGTATCTCAATAGCTGTTAAGTAACGAGTAAGTATTGCCTTTCCTCTACTATTAAATGATGTGTTTACAAGTACTGGTATGTTTGTTATTTTTTCAAACTCATCCAATACATTATAAATAAATTCATTATCTTTTTTTGTAACTGTTTGTAGTCTTGAAGAACCGTCTATGTGTGTCACAGCAGGTAATACTTTTTTATATTCTTCTCGAACAGGAGGACTGAAAGACATATATTTGTAGCATGCGTTTTTCGAAGTCTCAAAATAGTGAGAGGCTTTTTCCTCTTTGCATATAGGAGCGAACGGGCGGAACCATTCTCTAAATTTAACTTTACTGTTTATAGTATCTTTAGCCCGATGACTCCTTGGGTCTGCCAATATACTTCTGTTTCCTAATGCCCTTGGTCCTGTTTCGCTGTCTCCTCGACATACGCCGATTATTTTACCTTTCTCTAGCTCTGAAGCTATAAGCTCTGGCGTTGCCTGTTTCCAAGGTCTATGATCTAAAATAAAAGGTAGAGCTCCTTTATCTAAAACCTGACAACCACTATACATGACCTCAGGAACAATTTGACTTTTAAGATATCCAGTAATCATACCATAAGACAACCCACTGTCTCCGGGAGAACAGGGCACGAAGAAGTTTGTATCTGGATAAGTTTTAGAGAGCCTCTCATTTAAAATTACATTTAAAGCAGCGCCTCCTGTAAGACATACATTCTTATGTTTCTTATGGTCAAAGAAATCTACAAATGTTTCAAGGAAGCATACCTCGAAAGCAAGTTGTACATTATATGCAAAATCATACGATTGCTTGCCTTCAAATTGGTTATATCTAAATTCTCCAAAGTTTTCTAAAAAGACAGCGTCGATTCCTTCTTTACCAGACTTAAAGTAAGGCATTATGCGATTAAAGAAGTCTTCGTTATAAGAGCCATATGCAGATAGTCCCATAATTTTACCAGCACCTCCAAGTTCAGACGCCAAATCCCCTTCTCTCTTGCTAATCTCAGAATTAAAAGAGCTTAGCTTGGCGTATTTGGTTGGGTAAGGAGTAAATTGATAGTTATTGATCTGTCTGAAGTCTGGATTTTCCTTATTTACCTCATAAACGCAGAATGTACCGTCGTTTCCGCTTCCATCATAGCTGAAAATCAAAGCCTCATCGAAGCCACTAGAGTAAAACGCTCCTGCTGCATGGGATCTATGGTGATAAGTGTAATCATTTTGGAAGTTGACCTCTTTTATACCGAAAAAATTAATCATAAACTCGACAAGTTCCGGTGGGCACCACCATTCAAATAAACCCACATCATAACTAGTACGAAAAACACCTTTTTCCTTCAGGATTTCAACAAGATAAGTGCAAAAATCATGATATTGGCCCTCTCCTATCAACCTTCTCATGGAAAAATACCTATTACCAAAGATTCTTTCCAGTTCTATAGTATAAATAGCGTCTCCATTCAGGCAAATAGACAGATTTGCGTCGTGACTACCAGAAAAAAAACTAAAAATAGACTTATCCATAGATTCTTACCTTAAATTTGTCTCCTAAATCCCTAATAAATGAGTGCGTCCAGTAACTCCATGTGTTATCGAACCTAACGGGAAGAAAATCTGTACTAAGTACTATAGTATCAGCAAAAAAAACAGTCTTTATTTTTTTTATTTTAATATTTTCTGCTGACTGATTATATGGAAGGTTTATTCTTAGCCATCCATTGTTGTTATCAGAAAAAAAAGGTTTATCGAAGAGATTAAGTTTGTCATATATAAGAAAAGGCTTCTTATCTATCACTTTTATCTCACCAATAAGCGATATGTCTTGTTCTCTTTTTAAGAACTCAAAAGTATCCTTCATCTCCAATATTCTTTAACAAACTCGTGGTCTCTTAGCTCATGTTGTTTTTTGTCACTTTTACTTAATTCAATAAAATGACAAAATTTATTATCTTTATGCACATCTATTCTTTTCTTGAAATGAGGTACGTATTTAGAAAACCATTCTTTAGGGAAAGTCTTATGTTTATGCTCTCCTAATTTCAAAAGTTTAGTCATAAATCTATCAACTCCTCCTTCATGGTACAAGTTTTTATCGGCAATAAATTTATCCCACATGTAGTGATGTTTGTCTGGATTAAATTTTACAACGCAATCGTTATATTCATTATTTCCATATAAGCCATTAGGAACCATGTATAGCTCGTCGTCCAATTCAAACAGCTCGTCTATGTCGTTATGTATTACTACATCTAAGTCGATGTTTATACAAGGCCCCGAAAGTACACCTTTTTTAAATAGCGACAGCCTGTTCCACCAGTGATTTAGTCTTTCTTCTGGTATTGGCCTTACGTCAATGTAAGTTTTTATTCCTCTTGAGTCTTCAGTAAAGCAAACAAAATTAAAATTATAAGAAGTATTTCTTTTTACCATTGAATACAGTCTGTTCACATATTCAGAAGAGTATTTATCTCCTATTTTGAAGCAAACTATATTTAATTTGTAGGATTTAAGCACTTAGCGATCCTATCTCTATAGTTTTGAGTCTCAGTTTGTATTTTTTCTAAAGTTTTTTGTATCTCTTCGGGCTCTTTATTAGTTAAGATCCTGTTGTTGAAGTAGGTTAGCATAGTTATAAGACTATTTGTCCTGCAGATAATCTCGTTGCTTCGCTGTGCCTCGGTCACTTTTAGAGATTCTTTCTTTTGAGATATTTGGGCTTCAATACAGCCTTTTGTTTATAATCCTCAAGAGTCTTAATTCCAAATAATTTTGCTAGAATTCTACGTACCATGTGCTTTCCTGTTCGTTTTTATTTAAATTTATAAACTTACCATACATTGGCTCAAAGAATTTGGGCGAGCCGTAAATCTCTCCTTGTTTATTATCATCAAAGAAGACGTTTATTGAGTGAGCGCTACTTACTGAGTTCTTATAAAAAATCGTTCCCACTAAAACCGACTCCGTGTCTACAATATTAGCCTTCCCTTTAGTGCGTTCAGAAAAAGTATAGGGATTGGCCTCTGCATGCAAAAGCTTCAAATACGTTTTAAAGGAGTTGGCTAGATCTTCGCAGTCAAAATTAGCTTTCCAATCGGAATTGTTTATGCCTCTACCAAAGTTGAATAAAGACATCCAATGTTTATAGCCTTGGTAGGCCTCATTCTCTACCCAATCTAAATCAAGATATGCGTAGTCTCTATCTGTAGTTGGGTCTTTTTTGTTGCCGGGAAAGTACAATGAAACTAGTTCTTTAAGATTCTTATTACTTATAGTTTTTATATCACTCATATTAGTAAATGATTATGTCGGAATTTTCGTCTTCCAACTTATATTCGGAGCTTTTCGCATTTTTGTATTTAGATTGACAAACTGCGTATCTCTGTTTTGGGTCAGAAAACTCTTTAACCATTACGTCGTCTCCCATACATTTGTTCAGGAACTCTTTCTTGCCCTCAGGGCCTTTGGGGTTGGGAATAGGCATTTTATTAATTACATAAGCCGCCGCAAGGGCAGTCATCATCTTTATTTATTTCAGCACATTCTCCCTTACATGTGTCGTCAAAACACTTTGGGTTAGTACAGTATCTTATTTTTCCTCCTTTAGCCATCCTCTTAATGTCTTTCTCTACGACTTCTCTTACAACTGGGTGGCTAGGACTAGGTATCATACTATGATATACACCTTTTGTATATTAGAAACACTTTTTTTTGCATACGCCCGCGGATTTTTTTTCAAAGTGATAAATCACAAAGACGTAAAAGCCTCGGGGAGAATGATAAATAGGCCACCGCGCCGTGTACCGCTTTTATATAGCGAATTCAGTTTCATAAACTAGTGCCTAAAGTGAAGAAAGGTGTTGACATTGTGCCGCGCTTGTGCTAGACTGTTTTCTGTTATGAGCGAAAAGGAAAAGCACATAGATTGGATGAATGAGCAGGACGCAGCTCGGATGCGTGAGGCCAAGCAGCACGACTTCGCTGGTGAGGAGGTCGAGATGGAGGAGGTCTTCATGGAGGACTTCGGTTGGGCTGGAGACACTTGTTGGACAGGCGAGTAATCCATTGATAGTCAAAGAGTTACGACTCCACCCCTACCCGCGGCCGTAACTCTCTGATAGTCAACGACTTACCAGCATCGAAAAAAAATGAAAAAAAGTAAAAATAATGCTTGCAATTTTCTGAAATTGTGCTATACTATCTTCAGTGAGTGAGAGGAATACAATGACTTATCCAATTATGAATATGAATACTAACGAGATAGTTCACCCGATTGACAATGACCGAGTAATCACCGACGAGGTGCTGGTGTCATGCTGCGGGTGCGGATGTGAGCAGCGCATAAGCCGCGATGAAGCCAATGAGTGGGAAGGCGGTCTCTTTGGTGTGGATGGATGGATGTGCTGGGAGTGCGAATAAGTGCTTGACATTGACCCTAATTTGTGATAGGATATAACAAGTGAGTACGAGAATGACAGCATACGAAATGGCCAGCAAGATGATAAGGCGACCAAAGCCTGATGCACTCAAGCGTCTTGAGGCAGCACAGGAACAAGCGCGTAAGCAAAAACGCATGGTTAAAGAAGCACTTGAAGCAATCCGCTTGGCCAAGCCATACAAGCGCAGCGAAGATGCACCAACCTTAAAGGAATGGGATGATAAGTGGATAGGATAACTCTAATGCAATACACAAAACCAAATCTAATGAAATACGGAAATCAAAACTACACAGTCGAGAAGATACTCGTTGTGCTTGCTATACTGTGGGGCATGGCCACTATATGCAAGGTGGCAGCACAAGAGCATACGCATCGCACACACACGCTCACACGAGAGCAGAAGGTAGTAGCCATCACCATACTAGCAGAGGCAAGGGGTGAAGGTAGCAAGGGTATGTACGCTGTGGCTGCTGTCATAGCACAGCGTTCCTTTGAGCGTAAGCGTACACCAGAACAGGTATGTCTAAAGGCTTACCAGTTTAGCTGTTGGAATGGCAAGACAGTTAAAGACCTTGAACATCTACTCAAGATACCACAGGCTAAATACGCTATCAGCTTGGCCAAGGTAGTCAAGCAGTTAAGCCGTGACTATGTGGGCTATGCCAACCACTACCATGCCACATGGATGAAGAAGAAGCCTTACTGGGCCAAGGGCAAGAAGCCTGTCAAGGTAATTGGCCAACACGCTTTCTATAAACTATGAAACTATCAACAGAAGATGCCGCAAATATCCTAGACGCCTTAAACGAATGGGACGAAACCACAGAGCCAAAAGAGATTGACGATAATGAAGTCGGCTTAAACTTTGAAAGATGGATTGACTTAAAACTCCGCTTAATGGAAGCGACAGCATGAAAATAAAAATAACTAACATTGACTGGGACACAGACGAACACAACGTTGACCTCCCGCAACAGGTTGAGCTTGAGGTTGACCATGAGGATGAAATTGTCGACAAACTATCAGACAAATACGGTTGGTGCATTTATAAACTTAACTACGAAATAATAGATAAGTTTTAAGTCGTTGACAATCAATGACTTAGGCCTGCGGCCCACCCCGCCGCCGTAACTCTCTGATACTCAGTGATTTAAAATCTCAAAAAAAAATAAAAAAAAGTGAAAAAAAGGCTTGCTATCTTGCGAAATCTATGCTATCCTATATCCAGTGAGTGAGAGAAAGACAATGAAAAATCAAATGACAATGACAGAGATTCGCCGCCTTTTCGAGGAACGCCGCAAGCGCGAAGCGGTACGGGCAAACCTTAAGAGAATCGGTAAAGCTGCCGCAGCCGCAGCCGAAGCGAGCCTTAAGAAAAATTAGAAAAATGATATACACACTCTACTGGAAAAACGAAGACACCAACCGTGTTAGCCATAAGGACTTCATGGGCAAAGCTGGTGTTGACCACTCGGCAATGGATGCTGCAATGGAACTAGCCCAAGAGGCTGATACCAATATGTGGCCTTGGTTACTCGAAAGAGACGGCATAGAAGTCGCCCACGGTTGGGGCGGCGACCAAATAGGAAACTACCGTTTCTAAATTGTAATTGCTTGGTAATCAATGACTTAGGCCAGCGACCCCTCCCCCCGCCGTAACTCTTTGGTAATCAATAACTTAGGACCTTAAAAAAAGTGAAAAAAAAGTTGAAAAAGGGCTTGACTTTTACCGATTTTTCTGATAGACTATTCCCAGTGAGTGAGAGAAATAAGAAAACTAAAACGGTTAAGGTCAAAGGGCCTTGGGTTGATGGAGTGCAGACAGTCAAAGAGATTAGTCTGGAAGAGTGGACAAGCTACACGCCACTAAACACAAGAGTAAAGGGACAATGGTTCCGAGTTGTGGGATGGTAAAAAAGTTGAAAAAAGTGCTTGACTTTAAGCGTAAATTGTGCTAGACTATTAAAAGTTATGAGAGAAAGAGTTATGAGAGATACAGAAAATTACATCTACTTTTGGAATGTCACCTATAAGGTAAAGAGAAATCCAAACTACACAGGAAACCATTACCTTGCTACCTGTAATTCAATTATGGGCAACACCTACCCTCTGGAGACAACCAGAGAGGAAATGATTGAGCAATTCCTTGAGCAAGAGGTTAACACAACACACAAGCACAAGGACATGATTGAAGTGGTCGAAATAACCAAGTGCTTTGAAGATAGGTCGCCAAAGGGCAGATTTCACAAAGATAATTACTAAAATGAATATGACTACTAAATTCCCTGCTGTAAACGAAGCAGGACAAACACTCGACCGATTCACCGGCAAGGTGCTAACTTGTGACCTATGCGGTGCAGAGGACAGCAAAGAAAACGAAGTCCGAGAATGGGGCAACCCATATGACTGGGGCGTCATTTGCGAAGAATGCGACTCTCACGAAACCTAAAAAACGCTTGACTTTTAATGCAGTAACTGTTATACTTTAAAACTGACATGAGACTAAAACCAATAGGAACAAACCAAACCGAAGTCCATTTTAACGATAGGCTGTCGGACAGAGCCAAACACGCTGTTTTTTTCTTCTCTTACGGAACACCTGTTGCTGCCAAGATTGGCACGACATACTACCGCTGCGAAGATAAGTTTAGCCAAACGACATCGCGTCACACGAACGCATGGCTTGAAGATGTAGAGTGTAAAGTCGTCCCACAAACTTGGTTCGATAAAGCTCTTCTTGTCCCGTTTAACTTCGACCTCTTCGCATGAAATGGGTTTTAACAAGGATTGCGCACTCTTCGATTATAGTTGAGTGCGAAAAAGATCCACTTGAAAAATATTGGAAATACGAACTTGATGAGTTGTTCGGATATAAACTTGACAACGAATACCATCAAGACGGTGTGACAGAATGGGAATGCGACACCGTCAAAAACATCTACGGCGAAAATTCAAACTATGAAGTTGTAAGCGACTGACCTAGAATGAGTTAGGGCCGCGCCCCTACCCCCGCGCATAACTCTTTGAATACCAGTGACTTATGACATGAAAAAAAAGTGAAAAAAAGTAAAAAAAGGTGTTGACATTTCCAGAGATTGTGCTATACTGTTTTCTGTTATGAGAGATATGATTACTTGTGAGGAGGTCTTCGAGGCCGACCCGCATGCGCGGGCGGAGTTTGATGTGGTGTGCGACGAATGGCTGAACGAGGCCATCCTCGCGCAGGACGCCGAGGAGGATCTCGTCGAGTGTGAGGGATGCGGTGAGCAGTGGTATCGCCCGCCGGGTCACTCGGGCGACACCATCGACTGGTGTCGGAAGTGCTATAAGAACGACCCTTACTACTGCTAAAGGCCTGACCATCAAAGACTTACAGCCTCGGGGGCAGCCCCGCGCGTAACTCATTGATTACCAATGACTTGCGATAATAAAAAAAAGTTAAAAAAGGTGTTGACATCCTCGGCAAAGTGTGCTATCATATTCCCAGTGAGTGAGAGAAAGACAACCGAAAAGTTTATCCCGCGAGAGTTCGCACCGGTAAACCACCCTTTTGTTCCGCGTGAGGAGCCGGTTAGCAAGGCATTCGTACCGCGAAAAAAAAGTGAAAAAAAAGTTAAAAAAGGTGTTGACTTTGTCCCTAAAGTGTGCTAGAATTTTCCCAGTGAGTGAGAGAAACAATAACATGAATAACCACTACATAGTGAAGGATGAGGACGGTTTGTTCCGTATGTTCGACGTGAGCCATGATGGGCTTGAGGACGCGATTGAGGTCGCCAATCGGTTTGGCACCGATGTCATGTGTGAGCGTGACGGTGAGGAGACCGAGTTGGTCTGGTCGTTTGAGGAGTCTGGCGACTCCGAGGCAGACGAGCCTTGGGACGGCTTCAACTCCGACGCCGAGGCTGACGCGGATGCGTTGGCCAGCGCAGGTTGGGGAACCGACGAGGACTACGGTTGCTACGACGACTATAACGACGGCTTTTAGGCCGTCGTTTTGAGTGCTACGCTTTAAACGCAGCGTGACGCTCTTTTAAATTTATGTCTCAAAAAAATAATGAGATCGTTCTCAAAAATGTTGAGAACTGGAAGCGGGAACGCGCCGAGCGCGTTCGGGTGAAGAAGGCACGCGCAGAGCGCAAATCCTTCAACGAGGGATTCGGTTCATTAAGTGAGCTTCTAAGTCGTTGATAGTCAATGACTTAGGGCCGCGGCCCCGGCCCGAGTCGTAAGTCTTTGATAGTCAGTGGTTTAAGTTCCCTCAAAAGCTACAAAACTACTCTTGCCTAAATATTTGGCTTGTTTTCTTTTCTTAATAAAAGGCTTGACTTTTTCTGACAATCTGCTATACTAGTTCCCGTTATGAGCGATAATATCAAATCTTTTGGTGGGATGCTACTACGCAAGGCGTGGAAAGCTGAATGGGAGAAGTTGCCGCAACCTAAGATGACTTGGGAAACGTTCAAGCGCATGAAGCAACAAAAAAAGTTGTAAAAAGGGGTTGACTTTCGATTCAGAATGTGTTAATATAAATAAAGTTATGAGAGTACAAGTTTATTACAACCTACACAAAAAGCGCCTCTCGGTTCGGAATAGAGGCAAAGTTATCAAGCACGCTGACATTGTTGCTCTGGAAAATGTAAAGTTCCACGTTCAACCAGCAGGACAAGCCAAGGTACGGAAGAACAAACGCAAAAACGTTCACGCTTACGTTGCTGGTGACTTGGCCAGCAAGCAGGGCTTTGGGAATGGTACTGTCGAAGAGTTTGAGCTTGTCAAGTATAACCCCTATAAGAATGACTTTTTTGTTGACCTTAAGGGCAATGAGATGCGTGATATTTACGAGAAGGCTTTTATCAAAAACAAAGAAATATTTGTTAAAAAGGCTTGACTTGAGCCGCAGTTTGTGGTATACTTAATTTATTGGAAGTGAGAAATAAAGACAAAATAGAAAATAAAGTTATGAAGAAGTTCCTAGTAAACTATACACCGGCTGTCCATGATGGACAGGAGAACGACGACAACAAGTCCTTTTTCTACCGCGTAGAAATGGATGAGCAGTTCGCCAACCGAGAAGAACGCGATAACTCCGCTGGAATGTCAGCGAAGGATGTCGAATCTGGCCAATGGAAGCGATTCCGCTGGGACAGAATCAACAGCACCGTGGCAATCTAGCCACGTTTAATTTACGGAAGCATCTAGGTTAGCTCCTAGTTAGGAGTAGCACTCCACAAAAAGCTTCCACACTTTGGGTCGGCGAGTACCACGCCTCCATCGCCTCAATACCGAGTTGCACAGCTATGTATAGAGGACAGGGATGGTAGGACATCTTACGCTTGATTACTGGTGGCGCAGTAACGACCTCTTCTCATAACGACAACAACCCTCAGCGGATAACTCCGCTGGGGGTTAACCCTTTGGTGATCAGAGACTTACGCCCGCGGCCTCCCCCCCGCGCGTAACTCATTGATAGCCAATGACTTACGGAAGAAAAAAAAAGTCTTGACATTCTGTATTTTTTGTGTTATGATAGATATCAAGTGAGTGAGAAAAGAAAACCTGTTATTCGAAAGCGTGTTAAATGGAACACAGGCGAACGCGTACACAAACCCAAGAAGGGCAAGGGCTCCTATGAACGCAAAAAAAGGTTTGACAAGTAACGCTAAATGTGCTATACTTTCCCCGCGATGAACATGACTATTAAACTTGCACAAGAAAGGGTTGGCTCATTGAGCAGCCCATCAAAGATGCCCGGCTACGGGTACAGTACGCCAGCCGAAGATTGTATCACAGGCTCCAAGCTGGCCGAGGTCGTTAATTCAATTTGTTCTTTTTGCTACGCTCGAAAGGGCCGCTATGTTTTCTCTAATGTGAAGAAGGCCATGAAAAAGCGATTGAAAGCCCTTCAACGCCTCGACTGGGTTGACATGATGGTTTTCCTCATTGGTAAAAAAGAAAAGAGCGGCTTTTTTCGCTGGCACGACAGCGGCGATATTCAAGGCATTTGGCATTTAGAAAAGATTGCCGAAGTTGCAAGGCGATTGCCCCATATTCAATTCTGGCTGCCAACCCGTGAGTACCGCATAGTGCGCGAATGGATGGAGCTAGGACGCAAGCCTGATAACCTAACTATTCGGTTGTCTGCTTACATGATGGACGGCAAGCCGCCCGTGATCGCAAAGGCTCTTGGTTTACCGACCAGCGGCGTATCAAATGACAGTTTTTCCTGTCCTGCGCCAAGCCAAGGCAATGAGTGCAAAGACTGCCGAGCCTGTTGGGATGAAACGGTCGAAAATATCAACTACAAAAAACATTGACAATCGAATAAGCTTGCTGTATCATAATAGAATGAGTGCCGTACTAATTTTGTTGTTGGTGTTTACGATTTACTGGTGGAATCAATATTCAAAAAGAGATTGAAGAAAAGACTTGACTTTAGTGCTAAAATATGCAATAATACTCTCATCGCTGCTAGGGAAAGCAGCAACTAAAAACTAAAACAAATGTTTGGCGAAAAAATAAACTATACTCGGCAGGTTCTCAGCGAGAACGACTGGATAATCGGCATGGAAGGTGATAACCGCGAGGAAATCACCGCACGCTTCAACGCATTCTGGAACTGGATGGCAACCAACGGTGAGCTAGACTGGCGCACCGACAAGCTCGCCGTGTTCTGGACTGACGAAAAACGATTCAACAAGGCCGTTCTGGACATATACAGGAACCGCCTCCGACAGGATTTAGGCGATGACCTAAAGGGAGTCAAGAATGGCGCAGACTTCTTGGCCATAGACGAAGCCAAGCAATTCGTCGAGTCAATTCAGGACACGACCGAACTGTTCACGCACAAGATGCGAACGGTGGAGCTTGACCCATACGAAGAACTGCAGATTTCAGCCGAAGACCTCAGCGACTGGGACGCCGTAAAGGCGTGATGCTTTTCTGAACCCGTCCGGGTGCAGTGGCCATGGTGATCAGGGAGATCCTGATACAGGTGGATCGGTTCAGCCTCCTCATGAAACAGCCGCACGTGCCCGGAATACGAGGGGGGAGCTCTTCCCCCCTCGCTTTTTTTTACCTGTAAGTCTTTGGTAATCAGTAAGTTACGGCGGCGGCCTCCCCCCCGCGCGTAAGTCTCTGAGTACCAATGAGTTACGCCTCCCATTTCATGAGAGGCGTGTCAAGCTTTTATTTGAGGGGAGGTGGGGAAGCCCCCACCTCCCTCCTACCATTACGATGCTACTAGCACATCGTCCGACTTGACTACTGGCTTGCGAGTGAGCTTGCCGAAGAACGTCTTGTCCTTTGCTGCCTTGGTCAACTTCTTGAGAACAGTCTCGCTGACCTTGCTCGCGTACTCGTAACGGTCATTCTGAACAGCCGCACGATTCTTACCGCTCGACAAATGCTGAGTGGTCGCGTTGTACAAGTTGTACAGATTGCGAGCCTCGTCCTCTTTGTAAGTAGGATTGAACCAGATTTTGGTAATCTCCTCACGCAGAGAGTTGCTCAACACCTTTGAATCACGAAGATTCTTGAGAATATAATCTCCGATGGTGTTGTCAATCTTGGTCTCAGCCAATAGAGCATAGTCCTCGCCGATTGTCTCGAACGCTGTCACCGCAGAGTCAATAGCCCTAGACACTCCACTCAAGTCTAGCTTGCTGGAATGCTTTTGGTTGAAGCTATACGTCGAGCGTAAAGCCTTCATACCATTAGTGCATATCTGACGCAACGCTGCCAAGTCCAAACCCGCAAAGCAGGAACGGTCATAGGAATTGCGTCCTGTGATACGCATACCAACGGTATCACCTACGCCCGGAATGACTATATTCTTTCCGGGTAGGTCATACGTTGCGTACATGGTAGCACCATCGCGTGCCACCTTAACATCCTTGGTATAGTCCAAACCTTTGTCAGTTAAAACTGACTCGATTGAATTAACCAATGTAGAGTTTAGCAACAAGCCATACTTGTCACTCGTTACACCTAGCACTTGGCCGGTGTCTGTCCTGCGCGTTCCCCAGAAGCCAGCATCGCTGCCGTCTTGAGTCCGCAGTTGCTCCATAACTACAGGGAAATCGTAGTTACCGCTCGTTGGTCTAGTAGTTCTTGCCATAACGTCTTTTTATCTTAACACTTACTGTTTTGAAAGTCAAGCCCAAAGTTGAGCCCAGCCTTCTGGACTGTAACCACTGGCGACAAACTCTCTGTCGTCAGCATTCAACGACTTCAAAGCAACCTGAAGCAGCTCTCCCTGATTCAGATCCCATAATTCATGGCCGGGTATCGTAACACTGTAAGGTTTACCTGTCTTTTTACAGGGGCCTGTAAAGGTGTACGTATGCTCTGGCTCGTAAGCCTCTGTGTAGGTGCAATTGGTATGTATATAACGTCCCATAACTTAAATGAGTATAACACAAACTGCCCTCAATGTCAACCCTAAAAAGTAACACGATAAGTCATTGAGTATCAAGGACTTAAGGCGCGGGGGGAGGTGCGCGCCGTAACTCATTGACTGTCAGTGACTTATAAACCTTAAAATCTTATGATATAATCGAAAAGCCCTTTATTTGCCTTATTTGCGAAAAATGGGGAAAATGGGCGAAAAAAAATACCCCCGCCGAAGCGGGGGTAAGTGAATGAACTATCTCAACTACTACTGAGGGGGGAAAGAGGGGGAGAACTCCGGTGTTTCACTAGGGTAACCTACAAACCCCGTCCGCGCATCTCGCGCAGCACCATGCCGAAGTCTCCTATCCGCTAACTACGGCGTTTCGTAGTGCGGCGAGCGGCCTTTGGGCCGTTCATTGAAGCGGCGAATGCCGCCTTATCAACCGTCTCGTATGAGTGAGAGTGTTGATTGATCTTGACCAACTGTTCAGCGGTCACAACTTTCAGGTCTCCGCCGGTCTGGCGTTGAACCTCCAACCGATATGTATGATTACGCATACCCATAATTTATTCGTCTGTTTTTTTTGTCTGGGCCGTTCCCTGACTACTTCTTAATCTTATCACTAACTGCCGCGAAAGTCAAGCAATTAATTTCAAATAATCCAAACCTTTTGCTGTTATGTTTCTTCCAGCGGTTGTTATCTCCATTAAGCTATGCTTTTGCAAGTAAATTTCAAAATCTCTTTGAATTGCTGCTTTGCTGATACCAGTTTTTGCAGACAAATTAGTAAGACTACAATCTTTGTGATCTTTTAATATGTTTAGCAACTGGATTTCAGTAACATTTAAACCAAGTGGAAAGATGTTTAATATCCTACTCAATTCTTTCCAATGAGTTGAATTAAATCTTTTAACTTTTTTCTGGCCACAATAAGACACAATTTTATGAGCCATTTTTTGTGCTGCTCGCGCATTGCCCCGCAATACAGATGCAATATCTTGTAATGTTTTTGGATCAATGTCTATGTCGAGGTTCAGAGCAACTATCTGCCCCATCTCCTCAATAGAGTATTCCTCAAGGTCAACACGCTCCAGCCTGTCCATCAAGGCATGGAATACGGATTGAGTTTCGGTTGTGGCGAACATGAACGATAGCCGACTAAAATCAAAGTCAACTGTATAATCCTCGAAAGAGAATGATGTCATGTTTTCGGAGTTAGGATTGAGGATGGTCAGCATAGCCATCGAAACATCCTTGGGAATCTCGCTTGCCTCATCAAAGAGGATGGTAGCGTCCCTGTCCTGCATCAACGGAATAACCAACTGATTAAAGAACTGCTTTACATTCTTAATCGTAGAACAGTTAATCTCAAAGTACCGTTTGGCATCGTCAATACTTTTAAGTGTACGCGCAACTGCCTTCGCCATCGTTGTCTTGCCGCAACCCTTGGGCGCGACAAACATGAGGTGAGGCATAACCGAGGTAGCCTTGAACCCTCCAATATGGAAATCCAGTACGCGCTTCGCGCTTTCTTGCCCGATTATGTCGGGGAATGTAGTCGTATCCATCAGTCTATCTTAACAGTTACTTGATTAAAAGTCAATACTTTTTACTGCTACCTTGCTTTCTTCTTCAAGGGCAGTCTCTTTCACTTCAACTGGCGCGGCGGCAGACACATTCGCATAATTAGATATGATACGATTGCCTGTCTGAAGTCCGAGTTGCTCGGCGTACTTCCTTCCAACCATAACGATAGCGTCCTCGCGCAAGACACGGTTAAGCTCTCGTAGGTTGACTTCGATGAGGCTTGTCGCGCCTTTAGTGCGGCCCGATCCTTTCTTTCTAGTCATCGTTGACATATACATATAATAGCACAAGCTGAAGCACTTGTCAACATAAAAAAACATTTAAATGAATAAATAAATTTAATTAAAAAGATGATTGATTTGACTATGTTTGAGATTGCTTGACTTATTTTAATTTATTTTAAAATTTTTTAATAAAAGAATGATGTTATTAGATTTCTTTTAAAAGTGTCACATTATAGGCGGCGGCTATAATATTTGACTATATTTAAATCACATTTATTAGTTAATATTACGCCGAAAATCATTCACAAATACGACTACAAAAAAATAAATAAAAAAATTTATTTAAATTTAATTAAAAATTGTATGTTGTTTTGTTTGTTAGTTGTTATATTTGCATAATAATATTTCGGGCCAATTCATTCACAAATATGATTAAGTATTTCGCCGCGATTCATTCACAAATATGGACGCGAGGGTCGGAATCGAACCGACGAGTAAGAGTTTTGCAGACTCCCGCCTTACCACTTGGCTACCCCGCGCCAAAATAATAAAATAATAATATAAATAAAAATAATTTAATATATTTGCTTATATGTTGAGTAGTATTAAATAGAGTAATAGATAAAGGAGAAAAAGTATTAAATTAAATTTTTAAATTTTTTTAAATCGGCGGCTATATTTGCAATTATATCTTTGCGATACAACCAATCTAATTTAATTAAACTTAAATAAATTTAAATATAAATGTTTATATGTATTGTTCTTCATGTTCATAATATGTAATGTTTAACCTTCTGTATGTGTGAACACATAGTAGCTAATTGCTATAAGTATTAAAAGAAATATAATCAAATTGTATTCTGTATGTAATATGTGACAAAGTAAAGGGTTCATATATCAATAAGTAGTAAATCGTTGCGTATCAGTATATTAGTATATCAAGGACTGTAACAGAAGTCAAGATGTATTCCTTTGTGCTTTGCTTTTTAGTTTATGCTTTCTAGGCTTCGTATTTGCCTTCTGAGCCACTTTCTCAGCCTTGCCTTGTCCTGACTCCTTCTGCTTTAATAGCCGCGCCTCGGCTCGTTTCTGAGCCAGTTTCCATCTACGCTTGGTACGCTCTGGAATCTCATCAAGTTGCTCTGCCATTATATCGGCAACCTGAGTCATCCGATTGAGCATCTTCTCGTCCTCTGCATTGAGGATGGACTCTCGTATTGCTACAATCTGTTTCATTCGGTAATTCGTTTAATGTCTGGTTCGTCAGTTGAATCGACTCTGTATCCAGTAAGTGTTTCAAGTACCCTGCAAATCGTCGTGTGCGATTGATTGCTTGCTATCTCATCGAGGATATATTCTCGGATAGTTTCGAGTGGTATATCTACCGAGCCGCCCGATGAGAGTTGATATTCAAGTAATGTTTTTAATGACATAAATAAATTTAATTAAATTTTTTTAAAAAAGTTCTTTTGGTATGTTCAAGTTGATTTCTGGTACATTTTTAATCAACCACTCTCGCCTATTATCGTAATCTTTTCGTAGCAAGAAGTCCATAAATACTTTCTTGACTGCCGCATTAGGCACATTCACGATGACTTCGTTTTCCTCTTGGTTCTTGAAGTCCCAATAGATAGGTAATTTAATTTTCATTCTTGACTATATGGTAAGTAGGTTCGTTTCCCATTCTTGCTACCCTCTCAATCTCGTCTAGGTAAGACATGAGTTGGTTTAAAGTCGAGAACGAATAATATGAACAACCAAGCACTACTGCTAAAGATATAATTGTTAGTATTGTTTTTATCTTCTTCATTTTTTAAGGCTCTTGTAATTCTTTGCTAGTATATTGTTATGGACAACATCCATATCTTGCTGAAAATTTTGAGCAGTTGCTTCGTTGGCAAATTGAGTGTCTTGGTCAGGCTTGCCTATGAAATAATCCTCAATGTTGCTCTGGTGATAACCTACCGCTGCTGCTAAACGCATGAGTAAGTCTCGAAATTCAGAGATATGCAAGTCAGGGCAAGTCTCGAAAGAGATGGTTTCTTCTCCCCTTTCGACCGTTATGGTCATTTTATCGTCCTTGTCCTCTGTATGCTTTGACATAGTTCTTACTATTTTTATTCCAAGAGTGTTTGTTTTTGGCGTGTTTGCCCTTGCTCTTTTTCTTGTCGTTGAGCGAAACTTTGCCGCTAGTTGCTTTTTTTGCCATTTTTATCTTTTAATATAAACTCCAAAACATTAAGTCTGTCGTAAACCTCTTGTAGTTGGTCGCGGTAGTGTTGTTGCGTCCAACCATCGTTATACGAACTTGTTGCTTCGATTATCCACTTGTCAATTTGGTCTTGTGCTGTCATGCGATTTTCAACTATGTGTCTATATTTTAAGCCCATAATTTATGCCGACTTTCCTAAATGTGCATCTTTTCTGCAACGCGAGAATGAGGGATGTTGTATGACGCGCCAGACATTGCTTCAAGTTCATCCCGCACATACTGGAGAATCCTAGCGAAAGTAATTAGGTCGTATTTCTTGGGTATAGTACCCTGCATCGAGTAGTTGTAATCCTCGCCATTCCAATTTGATTTGACTGGTAGAGTAACCTTTATCTCGGAGTCGCAATACTCGTAGCTTTGTTGAGAGAGTTTGTTTCCAGAACCATAGGTACGGGTTTTAAGCGCATCCTTGAAATAGACAGTTGCCGTGCCTTTCGACTGATTGTTTATCCTGACCGAAACCGCATCATACGGAAAGTCTCTTGTTGGGCATCGTGAAAAAACTTGGTTGTCGTTAATGTTTGGGTTGCGATTTACTAAACCATTTTTTTCCCAAAACACTTGTGTTGTAATGTTATCCATGTTTTTATGATACCATATACTGAGGCTAATGTCAAGAACCTTCTTCAAAAAGTTCGCGTTCTTCCTCTGTTAAATATATTGCTGTTTTCCCTAAATACATTCTGCCTAAATGCGTGTTCATTTCCATTCCTGTTACTTTATAGTCATCTTCATCTTTACCTATCTCTCCGCACCAAATACTCCAACTCATACGCCAACTTGTGTAAGCTACAAGACTGTCTGTTAAGTAGTAAAATAAATGTTTAGTCAAAACATTTTAAAACTTTTTTAAAAATGGAGTGAATCGGAGTGAGATGTAACTTACATCACTTTGTTCTTTTGTTTCTTCGTAATTTGAGTTGAATAGTTCTCCATCTAAAAGAAGTGAGTTTGCTTCGATGGTAACAAAATCAATTTCAAAAGTGTATTCGGTTTCTCTTTTTGACTTTATCGTCAGTCTATGTGTATTTGAGCCAGAGAAATGTATATTTACATCATTAAACACTCTTTTGCTTTTGACAACTCCTTCGTTGTCTGACTCAAGTATTTTAATTTTGCCCTGCATCAAAGATCGTTCGGATATGTTGTAAGTCGATGATAACCTCGTTTAACGAGTATTCGGCATCTCCTTTTGCTTCGCCAAGGAGGAATGACAAGTCCAGACTTTCGATACTGTCAATCACTTCTTCCAATGTATTTACTGCTGTTTGTTGACTATCCATGATTTGTTATATTTTTTTTAATAATTGTTTCTAATGCTTTGAATTTATATTTTGGTAAATATCCTACTTGTAATTTTGTTTCTTCTTGTATAGCTTCATCTTCGTAATCAAGAAAACCTTCTTCTGCAAGATACTCAATCATATTGTCAACCTCTTTCATCTCTGGTATCTTTTTAGAATGAATGGTAATTTTAATTTCTCTAGGTTGATACTGCTTTTGGACAATTATATTGCAGTCCTTTAGCCCTATGCCCGTGTAGTTATCTTGCATCATTTTTCCAAGCAGTATGACCAGTAGCGTGAGTTACGCTTGTTCTGGTTCTTATCCCAATAGATACACCGTGCAATATAAGACGGTACTCGCTTCGCTTCGCATTGCTTGAGCCAATCGGCTTCAATGCTCTTGTAGTGCTTCGCGTCCTTTGTTTGGTCAAGGCCGTAGAACTGAAATAAATGAGTATCCATGCAAGTAACTTCTGCCTCGTTTGGGAATGCCATCTCCAAGCCAAAGCTAGTCTTTGCATTTCCTAAACCAAGAATCTTTTTAACAAGATGGTCGCGCCATTCAGTCCAAGTCCTCTGGCTGCGATTCAGAAAGTCATCAACATTGCCCCAAAACTTTTCTTTGAAGTCCATGATAAAGCGAGTTCTTTGGTTCTGAAAACCAACTCTCGATTTCTCGATCTTCTGAAACAGTTTACCTTTATCATTCTCCCAACGCTTGAAGTTTTTTATAGCTTGGTATCCTCTTACATTATTCTTCCATGTCGTATGGACACTCATGTAGGCAAATAACCAACGCTGATAGTGTTCGTCCTCTGTCTTTGGTGCAACGCTTTGCCAGTATTCCATATAGCGGCAAACATCCTCTGGCTTGATTGAGTCAAAAAACTCTTTTCCTTTTGTAGTAAGCATATCCTTTTACCAATATACATCATACTTGCCTAATTGTCAAGCATAATCTTTGGCTTTGTCATACTCCCAACCTCCATCAATCTGTTCCTCTGATTTCCACTCGTAGTGTTTTGGTTGTTCCCATTTTACCGTATTGCAACCGCACGACAAAACTAGAATAGATGCTGCGAGTTTTATTTTTAAATTTTTAAATAAATTCATTCTTTTAAAGCGCAACCAATATGTTCTTGAGGAGAAAAAAGATGTTCGTAATCAGTTTCAAATGTTGATTTGCCACAATGCTTGCAAACCCAACCCTCTTTCATTTTATGCTCGTACGCTTCATCCTCTGCTTTATTCAAAGCATTAACAATTATATTAGCTAGATGATTGCTTCTGGCTCTTTCTTCTTTGCCGTAGCCTTCGCCAATAAAAATATCGGGGTCAGAATCTTTGACATTTGAAGTTACCCAAATCTCGTTGCCCTGTTTTCTTTTTTCGATTGACCATTTCATTTTTTTTTATTCTACAATTAAAGACTTGCGGCGTACATTAGTAAGACTGTTACTCCCACTATAACAACACCACACATAACCATAGCGACTGCATCTTTCCATGTCGGCTCACAACCTTTCAGACCATACTTTTGTAATCTTGCAAGCATTTCATGTGTTGTCATTAACTCGTCTTTTTTCTTTTTTTTAAACATTTTTAAAAATCACACTTCACACTCCCAGCGGGGATTATACTTCTCTTGCAGCCTTATCCATGCTTCGGTGTAGACCTTTTTCCATTTGCTACGCATCTCATCTGTCCAAGCGTTATCTGCTTCTGGTCGCCAATCAAATTGTGGTCTGTCATCAATGACCGTAGGAAACTTTGGATGGACAATCCTTTGTGCGCGACTTGGAGAGCATTTAATATGCTTGTCGTAAATTAGCCAACGGTGTATTCCGCTTTCGTCTAATTCACCTGTCTCTATTCCCAAATAGACTTGAGAATCCCATTGGCCTTTTATCGGCTTGCCGCAAACTTGACAGTCTGTTTTAACAAAATCAGTCATCTAACCTATGTATAAATATCGGCGTGAAGTCTCCAACATAAGCACCAACTACATTAAACTCCATATATTCATGTGCTTCCTCTTTTGTCATGCCATCATATCCCTCTGGTTGGCCGTTCATTAAAATCTCCATGCACTTATCGTAATCATAAACTACGGTACAGTTTGCATCGTAACCTATAATCGCCGCATCAAACCCATCAGCAAAAACCGCATCGGGATTTATGTCCGATATAATATCGGTGCAAGTATAGTGCTGAATCTCTTTGTTCTTTGGTTTGATTGGATTAAAAATATCTTCGTTGATTGCCATTATAGTTCTTCTGGTTGGATAACGGTTTACTACAAGTCCATTTAATGCCTTAACCAATGTCATTGAACTTTGCTACGACTTCGCCTTGTCTTTGCGTAGACAACCTCTGTATTTCATCTAGGCTCTCCTTAACATTCTGATGACTCCATCGGGTAACTATCGTTGAATTGTTTCCCATAGGCTCGATACTAACTACCGTATCTAGGTTGAATAGAATCTCTTGATTCATTCCTGCTGTATGCAACTTTACAAAGTGTGCCATTTTTAAATTTAAAAATAAATGCGGGGAAGCAAAAGCCTCCCCGCATAGGATACGATTACTACTTACTGAACCGACCTAGAGTATCCCTTTTGGGAAGTTTCTTGGCCATCTTGGGAACACTCGCTCCCAAAGTCTCTTTCGCAGCATTGAACCCTGCTTCATATCCAGCATCGTAACCAGAATCTTCATCTTCCTCCCAATCTTCCTCACAATCGTAATCACCATAGTCATCACAAAGAGGTTCTTCCAGCTTGCGTTCAAACAAGGACACAACCTTGTATTTGCAAGTGCGTAGTTTCTGACAGTTGCAGTCAAATGGAACCGAAACAACATCGGCGGGGTCAATCTCAACAACCATCAAGTTGCCTCCATTGCCGAAACTGCGAGCATACTCAAGGCTACCCGCATGGAAACCGTGAGAGCAACCAATGTCAGCATCGTCGCAGACATAGTTTCGAGTCATCTCTAAAGTCTCACCAACATTGTTGTTGAACGAACCACTATGCCAATCGGTGAAGTCACTCTTTACTCCTTTATAGGCAAGGAAGTTGCCGTCAGGAGTTAGTGGCATGGCTTTATGCTCAAGAAATGAGTAGAGTTCCTGAGTTGCGCGACGAGATGGGTTACTCATCAACTTGTCAAGAAATTTGACAAGTGGCTTGTAAGGCAAACCTTGACGCATGAAGTCTAGGATTCTGCCCACAACATGACCATGCACTTCTTCGTTCTTGTATTTTACAAGACCTTCAGTTACGGAGATATTCCCGTCAACATAGTCCTCAACTGCTTTGCTGGTATCAAAGAGTTGCTCCAGTTTCTCGGCGTCCTCGTTATTGAGTGCCTCGGTTGCTTGATGGAAAGCAGGGTTTGTCTTGTCCATCGTGTATGCCTTGCCGTTTACTACTACGGTCAAGGAGTTATCAGTCAGTATATATGGTATCATAATAATTTTAACCTTCTTTTGTTATCCTACCTTAAACTTACTTGGTTGTCAAGTTCCAAGTTGAATCAATTACATTTGTATAATTTATACAGTCGTGCATCCAAGCAGGGTCAGTCTCTCTCCAGCTATTAAAGTTGCAATCGTCCAAATGTCTAATCATCGGATACTTATCATTGCATTTAATTACAAGGCAAGCCCACTCTTTGTATAACTCGTCCTTAATGTTTTGAGTGTCGAGTCCTGCTTTTTCAATCCAAGAATCAAGTGAGTCCCGAACTTTATTCAAATCGGCTTCATCTTTCTTGTGTCCTTTTTCCTCAAAAAACTCAAACAACTTGTAAAGATCAGAATTTTCGTTCAAGCCAAATGTTTTCCAGTTATGCTTTTCAATTTCTGCCAAGAAGCATCCCCAATGCCTATCTATATCATTGATACTGTTGTTTGATGAAACAAAACTACCACTTCTTCTGTATTCTCCGCGCAATATAGAGTCGATAAACATCGCTTCAATCAATTTGCGGTGCAAGTCGCTGCCAAATTTTTGCTTCACTTCGTTAATTACCCAATCTTCAAGAGAAGTCCAATTCTTTGACTCTTTTATGCTGTATGCCCTTTTCGGCTTAAAAGCGTACACCTTTGGTATAGATACCCCAAGTTGATTACAAGCGGCAACTACATTTTTCGCATAGACAACAGGATGAGTCTCCATGCCTCTATTCTGGACAAGGAACCTATCAATCTTTACATATACTCCCTTCTTGATTGATTTAAGGTCTACTGATGCTTCATCAAAGTGCTGACTTTTTAGTGAGTCCCAATTACTACCCGATTTTGCGTTGTCTATATTGTAAATAAACTCTTTGGTAGTATGCTTGCTTGACTTCACTCCTGTGCCGCCGCTACTGCTTGATTCATAAATGTCAGACAGTTTTACTTTTGGCAGGGAATTGAGCTTGGTGAAGTTCTTCTTTCCAGCTTTGGAATAGAAATCCTTCTCGGCTTGCTTGTTTTTAAACGATAATAAAAATGCTCGTTTGTAAAGTGTTTGACTTTCTGGTCTGGAATCGTACTCCTTAACAAGAGGGTGAATGCGATTTGCTAGACCATTTGCGTCATCGACATAATCACGATCATCAATAATGAGAATATGGTCGTCGTTACATAATACATTATGAGCCTCATCCATTGAGACGCGCTTTTTCTTTGACCATTTATCTGGCTTGCCAAAAGTCTTAACAATAGCTAAACTCTTATCGGCAAACCCAAAGTGATTGTCTTGTATTTTTTGGCCTTTCCAATAAAGCGTTTTATTCTCAAGAACGCTATTTAGGCGGGAACCTAGTCCTCCATGACTAAATAGTTTCCCATAAACCATCTTCGCTTCCCAAAGGTTCTTGGCATCTGCCAAATCTTCGCTAACTTTTTTGGGGATTTCTTTGATAATAGACTTTAGTTTGCTAATGATAACCTTCTTGGTTTCATCGGTATATTGCAATGCCTCTCGGCTTGCCGAAATATCCAAGTCTCCTATCTTGAAGTATATGCACAAAGATACATCATTAAGAAGTGAGTATTGACTTGTATTATACTGTATGTCTAAAGCACTCGTACTTAATGGGTAGGCTATGTTACCCATAACTGCAACTGAATCACCATTTTGTCGAATAGTCCAATCATCTGAGTGCATTAGAGATTTGGATTCTTCTCCATAGAAGTTGCTCTGGTCTGCTCCCTCGATTTCTGGTCTGACCTCAAAATGAGTGAATAAAGATAATGCTTTATCTCTAAAAGCCTCAAAGTCTCCCTCTTTTGCTGGTATGACAATCTCAATGCCGTCTTTCTCTTTCGACTTTTCTGATGTTAGCTTGGAGATTTGACCAATTTGAGTGTCATCAATAAATGCGTTGTAGGAGGTCTTTTTCCCACTAACGAATGAGTTGATAACGAAATTATCCCCATAAGCGAAAGCACTCTTGCTGCCCAGACCTAATTGTCCAATTTGTTCGTTTGTCCCGCGCTTGGTGCTTTCACCGTACATGGCATAGACTTGACCAATTTGTTTCTCTGTCAAACCTCTGCCATAATCTCGTACCTTGAAGTATGGGGAAAGTTGATTTGGTAGTGTAACCTTGATTGGCTCATCAAGTCTGCCTACCTCTGTATGGGCATCAACCGCATTAGTAGAGTATTCACGAATAATCGCAAGCACTTTATCTGAGTATAGCTGATTGCGTAATACATTGAAGATGTGAGCAAGTCCTTCTTTCTTGATACCGAAAGAGTAAGATTTAAAATCCTCGGATTGCTTGACCGTGTTTTGTTTTGCCTTCGTAATCATAACCTGTCTACATACTACATTGTACTGACGGGAAAGTCAAGCACTTTTTTTACGAAGCCTCAATTTTGAATTTTTCCTTATGTTCTTTGGTGATTTTTTTTACATACTTCTCCGCATCGGCTAGACCTTCATCGGAGTAAGGGAACGCGCCAAAAAGACGATTACCTTTTTCAGATAAAATCAAATAGACTCTATAGCTTTTGCTTCTAGTCTTTTTTATAGTTGCCATCTACTCGCTTAAACTTTTTAAAAATACTATCAGCTAATAATCTATTTGTTTTTTCTTCTAATTTATCAATCTCTCTTTCCTCGTTTTCCAATCGTTTTAGGACGAACTGCATATCAAGATTTAATTTATGATATTTTTCTTCTGTATTTTCTGGATGCCAGTCAGGATATTTTTCTGCTTCATCCATCTTTTTAATAACTACATTCATTTGTTCTTCCCAAAAAGCAAGACTTTCGTGAATCAAGTCGTGACTCTCATTTAGTTCTTCTCTGATTGTCTTTCGAGGCTTTTTGTTTTTTTTATTCATTTAAAAGTTTTTTTAAAACCCTGAGATGGAAAAGCACAAATGACTCTCCGATTGCTTTTTCACCTTGAGCTTTGCTAATCCAGTAATCTTTTAGGTACTCATCCTGAGTTTCGGCTCCTTCGATTATCTGGTCAAGCAAATTATTTGCATTTTTTAGTTTCGCATCTATTTTTTCTAATTCGATGTTATCCATATAAAAGTTATTCATAATAAATTACACTACCCTCTAATTATTTGGCCCTTTTTGTTTCCTTTTTATTTTTCTTATTTGGCCTTTTTTCTTTCACAAATTCTCTATCCACAACCTCACTATTTAATGGCCAATTTAATGTGTCATTATTTGGCCTTTCTTCAGTCATAATTGTCTAGGCTTTCATCTTGCTTGTAGCATTCGCATATCTGATTAACTATCCTACAAAACACTTGCGCTTCTGAGCGCACGGCAAGGGTCACTCCCGCAAAGTTTCTAGAATTTATACTATTAAGAGTTTCGACTTGCCTGTCGCTGAGTCTTATCGTGTACTGTCTGACGGGAGTATTATCCGGCAAAACTTCTTCTGGTTTATGGAACTCTGGCTCTATCATGTTATTTAACCTATCTTTATTTATAATCAAGACTAATTGCACCTACCCCTCTTTGCTGAACTATCTCAGAGGCTTTCTTATTTGCGTATTTTATTGCTTCATCTATATTATTTGTCTCAAGTTGTTTCGCAACTAAAGCTGCAAGGAAAGAGTCTCCCGCACCTGACAAATCAAATACATCTACTTTTTCAGCAGGGTAGTAATGAAAACCTTTTTCTTTCATCATCACGCAGCCTTGGTCGCCAAGGGTAACAATAAGCTTATCGACCCATCCCTCAAGATTGATACTACTTTTAATGGCCTCAAATTCTGGTGTGTTTATTTTTATATAGGCTACATCTTTACACCAATAACCTATGCACTTTTTAGTATCTAAAAATGTGTTTTTATTATTTGAGCAAAAACGACTAATATCTGCTTCTGAGAGAAAGCCTTTGTTGTAATCACTAATAACTACTGCGTCATAACTTGATATTTCTTCATCATCAATTACTCCATCGTAAAATTTGTCAATGGTATCTTCATTGTCTACTCTTAAAAAAGTATAATTAAGTTTTTCGTCTACATATCTTGTTTTACTAATAGGCTTTATTTGCGTTATGGAGTCTACTTTATGACCTAACGACTCTAGATTGCGTATGGTATTGCCAGCCATGCCCTCGTTCTTGACTTCTTTGTCGGGTTTAAAGACGGGAGCTGGTACATCTGGGCAAAGCCTAGAGGCAGAGCCATAAATAAATATGTCATCGCAAATTTCTCCTACTACTAATATCTTGTTATTTGGCATTTTTTTATTAACTTATTCAAGTATGTGGCACTGAATACTTAGCCGCCAATACACAATTTAATATTATTAAAATTAATATAATAGACCACCATATAATCTTATGTTTATTTGGCATTTTTTTACTCATATTTCATAGGTACTGCAAATTTAGTTGGCCTGTTATCTTATCAATTAGCGATGTTGTAGATTTCCCTTTTGTAAGGCTTAGTAGCTTAACTGTTCCTCCGTTCTTTTCTACTGTAAGCTTCTCCCTTGTGGCCACGGGGCATTTCTTTTCCCAATTACCTGAGTAGTCTCCACCTTTCACATAAATATCTGGTTTTATTGATTCTAAAAAAATACAAGCGTCCGTTTCATCAAATATTCGAACCTCATCTACCCACCTTATAGCCTCAAGGACAGCCTTTCTGTCTTTTTCGTTATTTATAGGGCGAGTAGAACCTTTTAATTCCCTGACTGATCGGTCGCTGTTGCACCCAACGATGAGGCGGTCTCCAAGCTCTCTGGCTTCTCGCAAAAAAGAAACATGACCAGCGTGAATCAAGTCAAAGCACCCGTTTGTCGCTATAACCTTCATTAGAATATTAAACTCCCTGCATCAGACTGACGATACTGTGAGCGTGGCTTTCTTCTATTTAAGTCTCTTGCTATGGCATCCGCAATACCTTCTCTAGCGGCCTCGCTATCAAAGTTTATTTGCTTGTTTTCTTTTTGTATCTTATTGAGTATATCAATTATTTCTCTCTTTAATTTCATCTCTTACCTCCAAAATATTCTGTGGCGTGTCCTTCTTTAACTAGAATATCATTAAAGCTATCAAATGAGTCTACTTCTTTGAATAGAGTTCCAAGTAGCCTGCCGAACTTGCCTTTCTTATCTATTCTAGTCTCAACTATAAACTCATTCTTATTTTCTTTTATGAGTTCTTTGAGTCTTGCTTTGGCTGCTAGACCTAGCTTCTTTTCTTCTTTGTCTCTAGTCCTACACTCTGGCGTGTTGATACCGTATAAGCGAATACGCTCTTTCTTAAAGGTGCTAAACCCACAATCAATTAGCGCATCTACTGTATCGCCGTCTACTACTCTTATTAATTTTGCTTTATATTGATACATTTTGTATTTTTCTTTTTATATCTTGTGAATGATAATCTTTTGTCTCGTCTAATAAAAATAATCTATGCTCTTCCATAGCCTCTGAATACCAAGTTTTTAAAAAACTTTCGTGAGCATTACCGTGAACAATATAATCTATATTATTTGCCTCCATCCAATCAATAGTTGTTATAGAGCCTTCTGCTGGTAGTATTACTTCATCAACATATTTACAAGCTTCAATAATTTCTACTCTTTCTTCGTAAGAGAATATAGGCGGCTCCTTGTAAGTTTTTACTATCTCGTCTGGTGTAACGGCGACCACAACTTTATCAAATATATCTCTCATTTTTCGAAGTAAGCGAACATGGCCTTTGTGGTACAAGTCAAAGACCCCCTCTGTATACCCTGTGATTGGGTCTCTATACCCGTAGGACTTTATGTCTCCTTCCCAGTTGCCAACTTCTCTGGCTGCAACAACTTTTGTTCTCCAATCCACCCCCATACCCCCAACATCTTTATAAACATAATCTAAATACTTTTCAGCATACTTGGATATTAAGAACTCAAAACCTTCAAATTGTATGGTTTTAAGATTTTGTTGATAGTAAGCTTTACTGCGAAAGGCTCTTTTGTAGTTTGAGGGTGCACTTCTTATACCCATACCTCCCCAACCATGGTTATCGTTAGTATTAAAACAGTATATATCTATCTTAAACTCCTCTTCGTTTTCGTTGTTAGTTATGGTTAAGAATTTTCCTCCAGAAAAACAGTTAATAAAATTATATTTATAGCTATAAGACGGGCCTTCTTCCATGACAGACTCCAGACTTGACCAGTCTTTTTCCCATACCCCCATGTCGATGTCGTCATCTCCCTCCGGTATCCCTCCATCTCTTATTGCTCCGAGAGCGGAGCCGTACTCAAGCCAGATATCTATATTATTTGAACGAAGTTCTTTAGAAATATAATGGCATATATGCGCAGCTTTTTTATTCATAACTACTTAAAATGTGGGCCGAAGAAGAAGCCTCGCAGCCAACGCTTACTACCTTTTGTAACTGGGGTTACTCCGCTTATCATATACGAAGGGAAAAATAAGCAAGTCCCAAGCTCTTTATTTGCGTAGACAGGAGTACCGCTATTATGTATAAGGTGTTCTCCGCCTTCGTAATCTTCGGGCTTAGACAGGCAGATATGAAAACTGATCTTGCTGTATTGCTTGCGATCATCAAAGAAGTTTCGTGCTATGTCCGATCTTGGAGTATACGAATTTTTCTCTGTAAAAGACTCAAGTATCAATGGATCAGAGATTCCATTTATATTAAACTTCCAAGAGTCATTATTTGCTTCTCTTACAAAATCACATAGCCTGTTATAAATCCAAAAATTATTATCAGTGAAGTCTACTAGGTTAGACTCCTTGTTCTCTCTAGTTATTTTTAAGCATTCTTCTTCTGAGAATGCTTTATCAAAAATATAATAATCGTTTAGTTTTAAGTTATTATCTTCTCGTTCTAATGAATCTATGTCAGCTAAATAATACATATTAGCATTCCTTTACATCTTCTAACTCTGCAAGTTCTACGACCTCTTTGGCTAATCTCTTAGTCATCCTTGGGCAGTCTTCTTCTATTGCTTGTTTTTTCCAAAGCGGGTATTCTTTATAAATCTTTTCGTAGGCAGCTTCGTACCTTCTCCCCATATCAGACTTTACCTTTTTCTTTCTAGGCATATACTTATTATATCAAAAACTTAATTAAACGTCAACTCTTTTGTTTTTTTGATAATGCTTTTTCGTGCTGTTGTGTAGCTTTTGAATCGTCGTGCATCCAGTTCTCGTCAGTATTCCAATTGCCATCTTCATCTTGGTATGGATTATTAAAATCATTTAAAGCTTTTTTTCTTGAGTCAAACTTATGTACGCTGTGATAAGAGCTTTCTTTACAGTCAGGTTGATCTGGTTTTTTTATTTCGATAGGGCTATCGGACATAGAGTGTAGATCTAGATTTTCTTTAAACCGTAAAGAAGTATCAAACGTATTGGCTCCCTTGTAATATTCGTCAGCATGGGTTTTGTCATCTTGACCGCCTAATACACTACTAACCCATGTAACCCAAGGGTTATTTAAAACCTCTTTTGCGTTGTACTTGCCGCCATTCCAATTAAGCACACCTTTTCTAAATATTCTACTGAAAAACAATCTCAACTTCATATTTGGTCTCTGCATTAAATGATAATTTATTATACTTTCGACAGGGTGAATTAAACATTCGCTATAATATTTTCTTAATTTTAAAAAAGCAGAACAATAATAGTCCATTATATAAGGAGGCCCAAAAGCAACCCAGTTGTTTAAATTTACTGTATTATAGTTGCCTAGGTTATATACATGATGCCAGTAGGGTATACTTAAGGCGTCTTCATTAACTATATTCAAGTCTGGGTACGAACTACAGACCTCGGCTCTAACTATAACGTCGTAGTCTCCGGCGGACGCCATTAGGTTCGCTCTCCATATTTTATATAACATTGAATACACTCTGCCGTTTTTCTGGGCAAAGTGCATAGCTTGATTAAAGTATTTAGGAGAAGATTCGTATTCTTCGTTTATCGAGGCGAAGCTTCGGTCAAAAGCTTTTTGGTTCTCTACTTCTAGTTCTTTAGGCTTGTAGGCTTCGACAAATGATTTTATAGTGTCTCCTTCTTGATATACATTTTCTTCGTCCCAAAGGCTAGCAAAAACATCGGCATCGTATTTCTTAATTATTTGTTGCCAGTATCTTTGGTTTTGTTTTACATAATATGGTAGCCCTGCAAAGCAAATCGCAACTTTCATTTTTTAAATATCTCCTCGTAGTTATCTCTATAAACTTGCCTGTTTTTAGTCCTATCGGAATCACCTTTGCCTGCTCCACCTAGATCGCCGCCTTCTTTTACATACTTATATACTTCATTGCTATAAGTTTCGCTATGCTTCTCTTTAGTAGAAACTTTTTTACCATTTTTATAATACCAACCCTTATTTGTCTTTGGTTTCTTTTTGCTCATATGAGCTCTTTTATCTCCTCTACTGTAAACTCTTGAACTTCGTCGGACGCTGGGCCATCTTCAAATATTCTTTCGTGAAGATTCTCTCCCGGTTGGAGACCAATAGATTTGATTTTAAGTTCAGCTCCTTTTGGTAAATATTTAGACGCCATTGCTTCTAGAAGATTACCAATACTCATTGACTTCATCTCTGGTAAATAAGGAACACAGTCGATGGCGTTTTCCATGCAATCGAAAACCAAGTCAACTGCTTGATCTATAGTCCAAAAGAACCTAGTGGCTCCTGCCTCAGTAACTATAACCTCCTTGCCTTCTTTAAGTAGCTCTCTCCATTTACAGAGAACTGATCCTGTTGAGTATAAAACATTACCGTATCGGACTGTGCGAAATTTAATCTCTGGGAAATCTTTCTCAAACTGAGCAAAAAGCCTTTCCATTATTAGCTTTGAGGCTCCATAAACTCCCTTGACTTGCGCCGCCTTGTCTGTACTAATACCTAGAACAAATTCTACTCCTGTGTCTACTGCGTGCTCTAGCATATTCAAAGAACCCACTACATTTGATAGAGTACATTCTCTAGCTTGAGTCTCTGCTAAGCCAACGTGCTTGAATGCAGCTAGATGGAATATACCTTGAATGTCTGTGAATCTTTTCAAGGTAAATTTGTCAGCTATATCTCCAGTGTAATATTCAATATCTGGAAAGCTTTGCTTAGTTTTTATTAAACCGACTTCACTTCTAGCTACTACTATGACTTTGCCGCCTTCGTCTAGTATTCTTTTGATAAGCTCCTCCCCTAGAAAACCGCTGCCTCCGGTTACTAAATATTTTTTATTCTGTTTTATTTTAATCATTGCCTACCAATCCCATGTATAAGTGAGCTTCTATTTTCCTTGCTAAAATATGCCATATTCTGTGCCTAGGAACCCAAACTAAATTTATTCTGTCTCCTATCTGGTTTCGCATCTTCCAGCTTTGAGTAAAACTTCTTATTGATTTATCAACAATTTGACCGTATTCCTCAAACTTTTGTTCGTTTAAAAGAGTTTCGTCGTTAATCATGAAAAAAAATGGTATGTTTTTGTTTATGCACTCCATAGCATCTTTTTTTCTAAATACGATTAAAACATCAGGGTTCCGAGGCCAGCTTTCTAAGACTCTTGATGCTGCGGCTTGGTGGCCTCTGCACTCTAGCTCTCCAGAAAGATCCTTTACAAAGTCAAACGTATAGTGATCTGCGTCGCCTCCCCAATAGAGAGTTATTAACAAAGAGTCTTTGGATTCTGTTAATTTTTCTAAAGACTCGTAATCAATCATATTTTTATCAACAGTGTGTTTATACCAGTCGGAGCCTGTCCACTCGCTACTTCTCATTTCATTTATGCAATACTTTTGCTGACTGGGATACTCATCTAGTAGTATTTGTTTTCTTTCTGTTAGTAATTTTTCTTTTGAATTTTTGTAAATATATATCTTATCTTTTGGGAAAATGTCTTTCACTAGATCATGTGTTTCCACATGTTGTATGTGCCCGTATTCTCCATATTGATTGTGAGTCACTATTTGTTGCCAGTCTGTTTCTCGGTTAATTCTTTTTAAAACATTTTTATAATCATCTCTGTATTGAAGAGGGTCTAAAGTAGGAGTTTCCATGCCTAAGCATTCAAAGTATTTCACTCCAGCTCTTTTCATGCAATTTTGAAACTCATAATACCTAGTCTCATGCTTTTCCTTGTGCCATACATCATAGTCCATTGAGGCTGTCAACGAAACCACTTTGGTTTCATATGCGTTTTCAAGTAACCAGTCGCCAAAAAATATAGCTTCGTCATCTGGATGAGCTATCACCAAAAGTTTAGTAGGCCTAGGGGGGAGATGAATACCTTTCCAAACAAAAGTTTCATCAGAAACAATTTCTAGGTGATTTAGACTTTTGTCCTGTCCTTCTTTTATAACTTTAGGGACAAACTTCCATTTATAGCCAAAATCTCCAGACTCGTTTGTGTGCTGTCTATTTGAAATTACTTCACCAAAAGTTTTGAGATTTTCCGGCCCCATTAAATCAATATAGTCTACCCATTGATTCTCAATACAATACTCAACAAGCTTAGCCCACATCCATTTGGAAACCTCTGCTGTCCTGCAAGAATTAGTGTCGTAAAGCGGAGCATTGCAATATATATAGTTATCCCACTTTAAAACAAAATGATATGCTATGCCACAACTAAAACATTGTAGTACGCCTCTGTCGTGCAAACTTTGAAGTTCTTTGTCTGAATACCAATCTCCCCAGCTCCAATTGTTGCATCTAGCCCACAGGTCCATATAGCCCCTGCATTGTTCTGGGTTAAAATCAACTTTACTGTAGTTTAAATCTTTATTAAAGTCTAATGTCTTTTTTAAGTCCTGTCTGCTAGACTTGGATAGTGAAGACAAATAATCCTCCAAGCTGCTAAACCTAGAGGTGGGGATTATTATAGGGGAACTGTGCTTTAGCACCTTCACACAAAAAAATCTTCAGAAAGCTCTCTTGAGGCGTTTTCTGGTTCAATTCTTTCAATCCAGCCAGTAATTATGTATTTGCTTTGTTCTTTATACAAAATAATCTTGAGGGAACTCTCGAGAAACATTTTCCTCGTTAAGGCTCTCTATCCAGCCAGTAATGATATATTTTTCTTCTCCCTTGCTGGGGGGATTACCTCTGTGAAGATGTGTCCAATACGCTGGGAATAGGCCAGATGCACCAGCCTTTGGTTTGATTTTAAAGTTTTGAAACATAAATTCTGTTTCTCCTCCTTCTTTGACATCATTTAGATACCATATAAAAGCCATCAGTCTGTCTTTCATGGTGGGGTCTTCGTTAAACTGTTCGTAATGCCAAGCGTAATACCCCCCGCCGTCTGAATATTTTTGTATTTGCATATGGGGATTTCCAAGCCGAACTGCTCCAAATCTGCCTTGAGCTGTTCTGACGAGACAAAGTTTGCTAGAAAACCCGGGTTTACTCCCACATTTCATGGTTCTCCAAGGATATTTTGAGAGATACTCGACTAAAGAGTGCAATAACTCTTCTCTGAGGTAGTCGTATATGTAAGCCCAGTCTTTGTCATCTAGCTGATCGTGGATCATCAAGTCTGTTGACCTTTTGATTGAATGGTTCACTCCACTGCCAGAAACACCCTCACCTTTGTGTTGGGATTCCTCGAACTTATTTATGATTTTATCGCATACCTCACTTGACAGCGATTTTTCCCTTGTGTAAATTAGGTTACTCATATTAAAACTCCTTCTCTAATCCATAATACATATCTGGAATGTCGTCGTTTAACCTTAGGGGATTAAAGTTTAAGTTGGAAAAGTCAAAAGAAGAGCTCCCTTCGAAATATACTTTTAGGTTACAATTGAACTCGTTCACTTTCTCTGTGCAATACTTTTTTACTAATTCAAAGTCCACGGCTTTGCCCTCTTTTCCCTTCGCTACTAGGATAACGTCTTTATTGGCTAGATGGTTGTCAAAAATGCGAATTAACTTATCATCTTTCCAAAACTCTACCTTCCATTGCTCTATTTCTTCGAAGAAATGGCTTCCCCATGTACCAGTTGTGACCACCATTTCCCCTATGAACTCATATTCTTCAAAGGGATTTCTTCTTCTAAACCATTTTACAAAATAGTCAGAAGATTCTTCGCTGTCACTAATAATGGAGACTTTCGCTTCTCCGGCAAAGTTTACATGGGCTATGCTAGATTTTGTTAAAGCTATTTTCATCACCAGAACCAGACCATATAGTCTTCACCTTCTACGTTTGTTGGGAGGATGTCGTATTGTTTTCTTTTCATGTACATAATAGATACGAAAATAATGTATAACCTATTCATAGTTTTTATAGTTATACTCACAATTAGCATTTTTTAAATCTTTTTGATAATCTACTGTTAATTCCTCTCCCACTTTTATTTTTCTAATAGTCTTAAAGGGGTCTTCCCTCTCTGTGTCTAGCTCTATATTAGGGTCGGTGGAAGCGTTTAAAAACTGAGTTATGTGCAAAACCTCTAATTCACAAGGATGAACGAATAAACCTCTGTTGCTTAGTAGGTTATAGTCCAGCAACATCTTTCGCACCGGCTCATCAAGTTTGCTTATTTCGTGACTGGCTAGCCTAATAGTGCCGCCAAAGAAATGGTGGTTAGGGGTGGACCAAGGAGAAGCCCCAGAGGGAATCTCCTTGATCGCAAATACCCCTACTCCATGAGTTTTAGAAGGCTGAACTCTGCAATAAGTTTTGTTCTTTAGCCTGCTTAATATTTCTTTAGTTATTAGGAGGTGGGGACTCAATTTTAACTGGTATAATCTTTCTAACAGGAGTGCTTACAAACTTAACGATTTTAAGGGTAGTCGTTAGCACGTTTTTAGCTAAGCCAATAGTTGCTACGACCGTGCCTCTTCCTCCCTCAATAGCAGAGCCAGCAGCCATGCCGACAGGAACCGCTACCGCTTCTGGGTGTTCTTTAACTGCTTTAATCGTATTTTTAAATTTAAATAAAGATACGACCTCGTTAAGCTTAACCTTCTCTCCGGTTTTTCCGGCTTCCTTGAACTTTTTCCAATCAATCTTAATGATTGAATCGGTTATTTCTTGAGAGCCTTGCATATAGTGACGAACGTAATTCCTCTTGAGCCAAGTAGAAGGCTTTTGGGCCTCAAACTTTGGTTCGTCTGGATTTACCCAACTGCCGTTCTCGTAAATAACGGTACGACCCAATAACTTAAGCTCCTCTGCTTGAGCAGGTGCTACAATCGCAAAGAGAGCTACCACGCTTAAATATTTTTTGATATACATATTTAATTTTAAATTTTAACTTTATTAATTCTACTTGAGTTAGTATGTTCATGGCACCCCGAGCTGGACTCGAACCGGCAACCCTCTGCTTAGAAGGCAGATGCTCTATCCAATTGAGCTATCGGGGCATAAAATCTGGGCCTTGCAGGATTTGAACCTGCGGCCAATCGATTATGAGTCGACTGCTCTAACCGCTGAGCTAAAGGCCCGGTTTAGGTCTACTTATTGTTTAAGCTCTTTAACTCGCTGTGTATCTCGAATATGACCAGCATCAATTCGGTGTATATTCGAACTGCTATTGGGCCAAGAACAGCCGTACTGATGCCGCTGATTAGATCTAACTTCATCGTAAAAAGGCCAACAATAACGCAGCCAACCATAGCGATATAACTCAGGACCTTTAAGACTCCGGGAGTTATCATATATTTATAACTTAAGAACTCATTCATTATGTTTTATTATTTATTATGTTATTACTTGTGGCTCTTTTTGAGGTGGCCACACACCATCAAAGTCAATCGAATCCAATTCTTTAAATCCTTTTTTTTCTTTTTTTAAAAATATTAATTTACCGGGACACCTAAAGGGATAACTAAAAACCCAATCTATGTTTTTTACATCAGACTCGGCGGTCTTGCCTTCTGGCGTAACTATCTTAACGTGGGTTGCTCCCCTTGGTATGGGGCTAGTTTTTTTGAATGGCATCTTTTACCTCTTCAAAGGTTTCTCTTACTTTTATTTGATCTTTTCTCATCTGCAAAACTGTGTTACCGGATGCGTCGGTCCAAAAACTTTGAATCTTAGTGGTATTAATAGATACTTTTCTCTCTTTGGGCTCACTCGCATACGTCGTTAAGCGGTCTAGTACTACTTCTGTTAGTTCTATAAACATATTTTATGTAATTGAAAGTTGCTCTGGGGCTTTGCGGTAAACTCTGTAGCTGTCGCAATCCTCATGAAAAGTGCTAATTTCTACAAATTTAACATCTCCGCCTTTTGGTATTAGTCTGTGAGGCATTAACCTGTCTAAAACAAATACTTCTCCCTCATTGATAGTCTTTACGTATTTATCTGTGGTGATAGTATCAATAATCTCTACGTCCAAGGCCCCTTCTAGGATATAAAAAGTCTCATGCTTTTTTTGATGAAAATGCATTGAGGTTGAATGACCGAATTTGATATATAAAATTTTTCCACAATAGTTCTCTTCTTTGTTGTTGGCCATCCATATTTCATAGCCCCAATCTTTATCTACTTTTTTTGCTTTTGCTAAGGCACTCATTACAATATACCCTTATATTACCCTTAACTTGCTTCCATGTCAAGTTTATTTCCTCAAACACTTTTTTGCATTTACTACATGGACTCACAGATCAGCTTCTCCGATATCTATAAAATAAAGAAGCCTATAGACTTTTTCCATTCCGACATCATCTTTTATTAGTTCTATAGGCATTTCCATATTTAGGTCTGAGTTTGGCGTGAGTAGCCAATCGGCTACTTTGTCGTCGGGCATAACTTCGCAACATTCGTTGACAACATTAACAAATTCAATTAGTTTGTCTTTTTCTATATTCATCTACTATCGCGCCTCTTTCTCCATTCGTCGTACTGGCGTCGTCTTTCGTTCTGATCTATGTTAACCTTTATTTGATGCTGTCCAGATTGCAGGCTTTCTATTCTTTTAAGTAGGTACTCTTTCCTGTCGCTGTCTTCCATTTTGTTAAGGTATTCTAACCCTCTCTCCATCGCTTTCTGCATTCTTGGATCAGTAATCCCCCTATTTCTTGATGGGACTTTTATAACACTAGGTCCTGCAGGGGGTCTTTTGCTCTTATCGTCTTTTTTATCGTCTTTTTTATCTTTTTTTATAGCTGTTGTTTTAGAGACGCTAACAGGCTTTGTTATAATTGTCGGTAGCCTATTGTTTTCAAAAGAAATTAGCTGTTGTTGTCCATTATTTGAAACTAAAATAGACTCATTTAATATTTTTTTTAATTCTACTCCATCTTGCTCACTGTTTAGATTGAGAGATAAGAATTTGTCAGGTTGGCCAGCTCTTCTGAGAACTAGGTGGGCTTTCCTGACGCCATTAAGGCGTGTTAATCCAGTAAGGTATAAGTTGGGCTTAAGGATCTCTGAGACTGGAGGCAGGGCTGGCTTTGGCTGATCGGCCATTAGGTCGAAAGCGTTTCTATTTGGAATAGATTGGTATTGATTATCTTCTGCAAAAACAGAAGCCGCAAATAATAATGGTAATAGTTTTTTCATGGCGCTGAAGCGTGGCATTCGTAACATTTATCTGAAATCATTTTGTGATCTAACATTAAATCTCGCTTAGTGTAAGATGGAGTTGTTTCGGAAGTGTCCTCATCATGTCCATCTGTATAATAATAAACAATTAATTGCCTTCTGTAGTTGTGGCATTGGGCGGCTTGGGCGGCTTTTTTAGCTTTGCTGAGAGCAGATAAAAGCATCGCAACCAAAACCAATATAATAGACAAAGTAATTAATAGTTCCATGATTGTAAACCCTTTATTCATGATAAGGTTTCCATGTTGGGTGACTGCCCCATGTGTCATTCCAAAACCAGCCCCAAGAGTCATACATACTCCCGTTTTTTTCTCGTAGATTCCAGACTCTATTGTACCTGCCGATACCGCCCATTGCTCCGTACCATTTATGGCTATTGGGGTCGGGAACGATCGCTCTTTCTCGGAGCCAAGCTAAGTCTCTGTTGTTGGGACTTACTATCTTATCTTGGTTGGTTGTTGGGCTCATTGCCTCGGATGATATGGTTATTGTGTCGTCCTCAAGCCACCGTTTAAACTCGACATGAGCATCAACAAATGAAACCACTGATCCGTTATTGTGGTAAACCCCGGGCCAGTCTTGAGAAAAGAAGCTCTCGCCTCCTTTGAGAATTGGCGCTACTCTGAAGTTACCAGCATTGATTGATTGAGCTGGCATTTCGATAAAAGTAAATAACTCGCTAGGACTGTATACGTCATCATAAGTGTGATGAATTTTAAACTGCGTATCTGATATCCACGGCCAACCAGACCAACCGCCGACAAATAGGTTCACGCTATAAGAACGAGGCCTATTAACAATTTCAGGCTTAAGTGTGTCAGAAATGGGACCGGGCACTCGCACAGTCGACTTGTCACCGGGACAATGATATATCCCCATTCCTGCATAAGGCTTCAAGGGTGAAAAAAACAAGGGCCTGTCGGTCTGCCCCCAAACTCCGTTACCGCTCATACTGTCAGATACCCATGCCCACATACCAGAAGGCTCACCTGCCCAAGCCGAAGCGTAAGGGAACCTGTCTTCGTGATCGGCTGCAAACTCTGCGTAAGCAAGATTAAGTTGACGTTGATTATTTATACATTCCGCTTGCCATCCGGTCTGTTTTGCGGACGAAAGAGCAGGAAGTAGGAGAGCGGCCAGTATGGCAATAATTGCAATGACCACTAACAACTCAATTAGACTAAAACCTTTTTTATTATTTATATTACCATTCATGATTCCAATACCATCCCCAAGAGTCTGTTCTCCCGTGATGTTTGTAAACATCGTATCCCTGTACGCTTGCATTTTGCGGACGCATTTGTCTGGCTAGCCCATGAACCCACCCGAACCATCGCCATTTTTGCGCTTTAAAGTTTTTTATTTTGGTTGTAGACCTGTCTTTTAGCCATTTTATGTCATCATTCCCATATGCTCTTCTTATTCCATATTTGAAATTAGACCCATCGATGTGATATTTCACCTGAGCCTCTATTGTCCGCTCGTCTAGCCAGCGCTTTGTCTCAACATGGCCGTCTACAAAAGCTAACGCTGTTCCATCAATGTGGTAATTTCCGGGAACATCCATATCGTATACCTTGTGAGTAGGTGGGCCTTCGTTCATGACTACTCTAAAACAACCGGCGTTAATAAATTCAAATGGCATTTCTATAAATGTAAAAATTTTGGATGGGTTTTCAATTTCTTGCTGTTTGTGGTATATCTTCCATTCCCTGTCTCTATCTACTGGCCAACCAGACCATCCTCCTACGTGAATGTTTATACTGTAGCTTCTATGCCTAGGCACCAGTTCTTTGAGGACGCCATACTTATTCGTTAGCCTTACCATGTCCTTATCGGCGGGACATTTAAATACCCCAGTGTTGTCTCTGGTTGTGCTGCCTACATAGTTAAAGA